GGATGCGGGCGTACTCGCGAGCCTGTGCGACCGTGATAGAGGCCATGTTGCTCCCTCACGTGCGGAGGGTGGCCCGAAGGCCACCCCCCGCTCGCTTGACGAGGATCCGTTAGGCGTTCGTGACCTGGAGCTGCACCATCGCCTTGGCGCGGGTGACCAGGCTGTTCGCGAACATCCACGCGCCGAACTTGATGCGGCCCGACGAGGCCGCGGTCAGCTCGTCGCGGTACATCGACATGCCGCCCCACTCGCGGATCGAGAAGGCGTCGCGCACGTTGCCCAGCACGGCGACGACGTTCTTGCCCGTGGTCGAGGTAGCGACGTGCGCAGGCAGGAACTCGGTCACGTACACCGGCAGGCCCATGAGCGTGAACGGCGCAGCGCCCACCAGCGCGGCGTCGGCGCTGGGGACGAAGACCGGCACGCTGTTCGCGGTCAGGCCAGCGACGGCGGCGTAGAAGTCCTGCGGCATGATCCACGCAGCCGAACCCCAGTAGGCGGCGGGCAGCTTCGTGTAGCGCATTTCCGTCAGCTTCGCGACGGTCGCGCCAGCCGTGACGGCCAGCGCGCGCGTGGTGCCCGTCGACGTCGCGGTCGTGATCTGCACGTTGGTGTCGACCTTGAACACGCCCGTCGGCTGCGAGCTGCCGCTGCCGCCGACGTATCCCCACTCAAGGTTCTTCGCGAGCTGGCGCTGCAGGTTGTCCATGATCTCGGCTTCGAGATCGAAGTTGGACTGCACCAGCGCCTGCCGCGACACCTGCGTGAACGGACCGCACGGGATCGGCGGGATCGGCGCCTCGCTGAAGCCGGGGTCGATCGAGGTTGCGGCGGTGGTGCCGCTGTCGATCTGCGTCCAGGCGCTGGAGTACGCGTTCGTCTCCAGCGTGTTCCAGCGCACGGTCGGGTAGCCGGTAACGCCCGTCTTCAGGTCGGCGAGGTTGCGGACCACGGTGTTGGCGTCGAGGTACTTCAGCACGCCTTCCTCGTAGACCTTCGGCACCAGAACGCCGCTCGACGACGTGGTGATGATCTCGCGCAGCTCGGGCGCAGCGCCGCCGCGCATCCAGCCGATGAACTGCTCGCGATACTGCTTGGTGGCGCGCTGCTCGGTCGAGCGCTCCTCGCTCTTCTCGAACGCGCGCTCCATCGCGCTGTTGGAAGCGAAGCGCTCACGGATCTGGGCGGCGCGGATCTCGCCTTCCAGCTTCTGCAGGTCGTTCGCCAGCGCGTGGCCGCGGGCCTCCTGCTCGGCGGTCATGCTGTCCATGGCGACGAGCGCATCGCGCTCACTGTGCAGCGCCTTACGCTGCTCGATCATTTCGGTGATCTTCATCAGACGGTCCTCAACCGCAGACGTAGGGCCGACGCGAGTCGGCACAGGGTGCGTGACTCGGCGCTCGTCTGCGGATAAGCACCGGCTTCGACGATGGAAACCTCGCGCAGGTCCACCTGCGTGAGCAACCGCTCGGATCCGCTCCAGCGGTCCGAGCGGACGTAGAACCCAAACGACATTTCGCGCATGACGCCAGCCTCGACGAGGGCACGGACGTCGCGCGCGATCGACGTGTCCGGAAGGTCGACGGCGAACGCGAGGCCGCGCTCGTCGCTTGTGAGCTTCAGGAGACCGCTCTTCGTGTTCGCGACCAGGCGGGCCGGGTCGTGCTGGACGAGGAGCTGCACGTTGTTCTGGAGCGACGCGTCGAACGCGCCGCGCTGCACGCGCTCGGTGAACGGCTTGCCGCCGTTGATGCCGGGGAACGCGAGCGGCAGGCTGGGCGCGTCGTAGACGGCGGCGTAGCCACCGATGCGGGAGCCGTCCTGCGTGAACGATGCCGAGCGGTGCTCAAGCATTCGGGACCCCCTGCGCGTTGTTGGGACCGAGGACCGCGGCGGCTGCGCCGGGCATGCTCACGGTCGGCGTGTCGAGGCCCGGCAGCGGCGGCAGGCCCATGCGACGGCGTGCGTCGTTCTGGCTCATCACGCCAGCAAGCACCAGCTTCGCGAACGCGGTGCCCTTGTCGACGAGGTTGCCGCGCAGCAGGACGTCGACGTCCATGCGCGCGTACTGGCCCGGCGGCAGCAGCTTGCGGGTGAGCTCCGATTCCCACGCGCGAAGCCACTGCGCCAGGCCGCCGTCGACGTAGGCGCGGGCGGTTTCGACCTGTGACGCAAGGGCGCCGCCGCCCTGCTGGTACAGCATCTCTGGCGGCACGCCGAACGCGCGAGCGACTTCCTGAATCGAGAAGCGCCGCGAGTCCAGCATGCTGGTCGCGGTCTCCTGCGAAAGCTTCTCCGCCTTCATCCCCTCGCGGAGGATCAGCGGGCGGGACGCGCCGTCGGCGGTGGCGTGGATGTTCTGCCACGCGTCGCGGATCGCGCGGACGGTCTCGTCGGACATCGCGCCGGGGTGGCTGATCGCGACTTTGCCGGTGCTGCCCGTGCGGACGAGGCCCGCGTGCGCGGCGTCCTCGTCGGCGGCCAGCGCCATCGCGGCGGTGCAGGCGTCGATCGGGCTGACGTACGAGGCCGGGTTGGTGGTGTCTGGGTAGGCGCCGACGTGCAGCACCTGATCGGCGCCCAGCTCGACGTTGCCGACCTTGTAGACCACCCCGGCCTCGGTCATCTTGCCGGTAATCGAGCCGTTCGGAACGGGCTGGAGCTCGGTGACGTCGCCGTTGTTGTCGCGGCGGATCAGCGCAAAGCCGTTTCCGGTGGTCAGCGCCTGCGCGGTGACGTGCCGCCGGAAGTCGTAGCCCGACTGCCAGCGGCTGGCCTCGCGCTCAAGCAGCCCGACCAGCGGCGAATCGACCGGGGTGCCGTCCGCAGTCTCGACGCGCACCGGCAGGCGGGCGATATCCGTCGCCAGCAGCTGCGTCGCGCGGACCACCGCGGGCAGCTGGTACGGGTCCACCGAGGCGCTCATCTGCGCCGGGTTGGCGTAGACGACCACGGCGTTGCGGAAGGGAAACCAGCGCGAGAACCATCCCACGCCGGAAAGACACTGGAATGCCCCGACTCGTCAACCCCCCTACTGCGTCGATTCGCAGATGGTGCAGAGTGCGAGACTTTGCTAGCCGAGCGGGCACGAAGACGTCGCGAGTCCTGTGGCCTCGCGCACTTGGTGGTGCTCCATCAGCAGCGCGGCCATGTTGCCAGCGACCACGGCGTCGGTGTTAGACGTGCTCTGGCTCTTCACCGGGCGAGTATTGCCGACGTTGTCGCGGATCAGCTTGCAGCCTTGCAGCGCACAGCGCAGGACGGGGTCCGGCTCGTAGCGGAGCTGCTTCGACCGCAGCAGGTCACACCAGACCTTCCACGCTGGTGCCATCGTGCGAATGCTCTGGTCCACGCCGACAATCGGCCAGCCACGGTCCTGCCAGCGGCGGATATCTCGGGCCTGCGCGGGGTGCGGATCCACCCCGATCTTGCGGACGTCGTAGCGCGCCAGCAGCTGCTCGATCTCGGCCTCGACAATGGTCATGTCGTGGTATTCGCCGGGCATGCGGCGCAGGTGCCCCTGCTCGATCCACTGCCCGAGCGGCTGCCTGCACTTGCGGGCGTCCTGGTCGATGTTCACGCCAGCCCACCACGACACGTTCCGCGCCCGGACAAGGTCGCCGTCCTTGACCATCAGGCACAGGGTGGTCAGGTCGATCTGGGGGCCGAATCCGCCGCGGGACAGGTCGATGGCGATCACCGCAGGCTGGCCCTGCAGACGCACCCAATCGGTGGCCTCGGTCTGCCGGTCGAGGGTGCCAAGGTCGAGGTCGGTGGTCGTGATTTCGTGGTAGCGGCATGCGGTCTGCGTCTCGAACTCCGCGATCTGGGTGGGGTCGCCGGACTCCAGCTGCGTGCGCACGTTCATCTCGATGTCGGCCCGCTGGGTGGTCACCCCCAGCGACGGGTGCGCCTTCGGCCACGTGGCCGGGTCGGCGGCTTGGTCCTCCTGGTCGAGGCCGTACAGCAGCGCGAACCATCCGTGCGGCAGCGGCTCACCGGATTCCAGCGCCCGTTCGCAGGCCGACCAGTACGCCCATATCGGCGCGTTCCGCTGCTGCGGGTCGGGCGTCGTGATCGCCAGCAGCTGCGCCTTGGGACTCTTCGCCAGCCCGGTGATTAGGCGGCCTAGCCCGGCCTGCATGCGGGCGACCTCGTCGGCGATGATGAGGCGGTCCATCCGACCGTCCAGCGCCTTGTCTGTGCATGGCAAAGTCGTGAACTCTGCATCGCCGTGGCGCACCCGCCCGGCGATCGCGATGGTCGTGCCGCCCCGCGCCTGCCACTCGACGCCGTCCGCATAGCCGTCGTTCAGGGTGGTGCACATCGCTCGCATGCGCTCAAAGACGATCTGGGACAGGCGCCCGTCCGGGGCGCTCGATGCGAAGCGCAGGCGCTTCGTCGGGTCGGCCATGCCAGCCATCAGGTGACCGGCGGCCAGCT